ATTGTAAATGGAAAAATTTCTAAAATCACCGTTACTAACCCTGGTATAGGATATACATCCGCGGTTGTTCAAATCTCCGGAGGCGGAGGTCAACTGGGACAAGCAGATGCTGTGTTGGAAGGTAGATATGGTAAAATTCGCATGGCATATTATAAGTTAGATGCAACAACAAGTAAAAATGTGAAGGTAATTTTTAATTCCAGTGTCAATGATGGTATTATGGGAATAATTGATTACACATTAGGAAAAATTACTCTACAAAACTTTAATCCTGTTAGTGTGAATAATGATTTTGGTGATATCATGATTTTTATGCGTCCCAAGTCGAATATCATTCAGTCTAAATTAAATAAGATGGTTGTACTCGATCAGGAAGATCCCACAAGTATTGTTATAAAAACTGTTAAAACTTCATGAGTAAACTATTAATATCTCCCCTTGTTGAACAACAACTTCCAGATTTTATTCGCGGAGATTATCCAGTATTCATAAAATTTCTAGAAAAATATTATGAATGGATGGAACAAACCGGCAACATGGTTGACGAGGCCGGCAATCTACGATTTGCACAGGATGTCGATCTTGCAACTGATGAATATATTCAGTTGGTGCAACAAGAATTCCTACCTTTCTTTCCTGAGAGTATTACTCTTGATAAAAGAAAATTTCTTAAACTTGTAAGTCAATTCTATAGAGCTAAAGGTACTCCAGATTCTGTTAAGTTTCTTTTTAGAGCATTATTTAATGAAGAAATCGACATATATTATCCAAAGGATGATATTCTTATAACATCTGATGGTAAGTGGGTTCTACCTCTTGCTTTACGCATCGACACTTTAGATGATAACATCTTTAATATTGAAAAGTGTTTGATTGTAGGACAAATATCCAAAGCAACAGCTGTAGTCGAAAGAGTTATTCGTTCTATTGATCGACAATTAGGTATAAGTTATATTGAATTGTATATTTCAAATGTTGAAAGATTGTTTGAAACTGGTGAGACAATAACAAGTACATATAATGACGGTATAACAGATATTACTGTTACTGGTCGCCTAATAGGTTCTCTATCTGAAATAAAGATTGACCCGAAAAATAGAGGATTATTTTATAATGCTTATGATGTGAATACTGGATATCAGGGTGATCCAGTTTCAATAGTTGGTGGATTAAATACCAATTCAAATACACCCATAGGTGCAATCGCTTATGTTGGCGAATCAACTAAAGGTTCTATTACAGATATCGTTGTTTCTGATGGTGGATTTGGATTTCGACAAAATGTTAATACATCAATTATAGATTTTAGAGGTGGATTTGATAATTCCACTTTCGGTACGGAAGTACAAGCACAAATTAGCCTTGTGGATGAAAATACCGCAAGAACAATGAATGTTAGTAGTCTAACGATTGATAGTATCTTAAATCTAAATTTGAATCAAATTTCACCCACATCTAACGCTCAGAATACCGCAATTGCCAATACGACAACCTGGCAAGAATTTACAGTTTATCCAATTTCATTTGTAACTATATCTGGTGGTGGCGGAGGATACAGAAATAAACCATCTGTTGATGTACATAGTTTTTATCTTGAGAATAATAATGATATATTGGTTGTGAGTGATGTCACTTTGGTCAAAGGTTCGTCTGTTATAACATCATCTTCTGTGAATTTTCAAACATACTTTGAAAGTGGTAATAATGTTCGTTTACATATACCTAATAGGTCGGACTCAATACGTAAGGTCGCTTCTGTCACAACAAACACGTTAACATTAACGGAAGCATTTTCGAACGATATAACAGGAGTTTCCGTCTATAAAGTTTTGCGTTCGGATCTTAGAAATTTGGGATCGCTAGGTAGAATTAAAATTACAGATGGTGGAGAAAATTATGCTGTCGATGAATATCTGACATTCTCTGGCGGATCAGGTTACGGAGCATCAGCTAAAATAACATCGGTTCATTCCTCGAATAATGGAATCAAAACTGTAGAGATGGTTCAGGTTCCTGGTTATATTATAGGTGGTGAAGGATATACAATGTCTTCTTTACCTACAGTTGGTGTGGATACAGTTTCTGGTACCAATGCAATTTTATCTGTGAGTGAGATTGCAGGAGATGGTGAAAAATTAGATTTGACAACATCACGTATCGGCTCAATTTCTAAACTTAGGGTCGTAAGTTATGGTTATGATTATGTTACAACACCTACAGTATCCCTTAGAAATGCTGATCTAATATTGGAAAATACAACAGTTGGACAGTTGTTTATTCCTGGAACTAAAGTATATCAAGGACCGTCAAGCACATCAACTACCTTTGAAGCAATGGTGGATAAATTTGATGTGAATTCTGGTTTATTGAGAGTGTATGATTATAGCGGAACCTTAAATACAAACATTTCCATAAATTCAGAAGATGATCAAATTTCAGGAAATATAACTTCCGTCATCATATACGGTGATGGTAGAGCAAAGGCGACCGCTAACTTTGAAAATGGATTAATTAGATTACCAGGACTGTATTTGAACACTGATGGACATTTGAGTTCTGATAAAGTACTGCAAGATGGCAGAAAATATCACAACTTTTCTTATGTTATCAGTACTACACAATATACAGATAAATTCAAATCTACTCTGGACAATATTGTTCATCCTATAGGTACCATAACCTTTGTTAATAGAATTGATAGTAATAGTGACGCTGTTGATTATACAATACAAGATTATCGTTTGATCACTGAAACTTTACCTATAACATTTAATGTAAACAGTTACTCACCTGTTATGACATCCACAGATATTGAATTGAGTGTTGATGATTCCGTTAACGTTGGCGACCTAGTTGTTGTTACTAGTTTGTCGAAGCAAATCATTGGGACGGTTAATGTGTCAAGTGGATCCAATAACGTTGTTGGTACAGACACAAACTTTATTAACGATGTTCAAATAGGTGACACAATATACATTTCTTCCGGTAATACAGAAATTGTTGCTGACATACTTGATTCTAACACTCTAGTTACACAAAATGTCATAAATGTTTCTGGTACTAATGAAACCATTAATTTGATTTTTGATGAAACCAAAACAGGCACATTTGTCAATACCGACACAATAATTGTTGATACTGATTTCTCAACAAATAGTACCTTTGCAACAACCCTTGTTCAAAAAGTTGAATAAATACAATTATGTCTTCAATATTTACTAAAAATTTCAGCGTTATGTTGGCAAATAAATTCCACGATCTTGCGGATGTTGGAACCAACTCTTATTTACCAGAATCTAAAAAAGTTTACAACTATATTGTTTTGGGTAGACAATTGCCTTGGAATGAAGGTACTGAGGTTCCTCCTAATCCACCATCAATAACAGAAATTAATCAAAATGATTGTTTCCGTCACGGAATTTATGCTAAACTGATAAAGTTTGAAAATTCCGCTATGGTTGTCAAACGTAATGATTGGACAACTGGTACAGTATATGACGCATATCCTGACACATCGAACAGTAATTTTTATATTGTAAATTCCGATTTGCAAGTTTTTAAGTGTTTATTCAATAATGATGGATCCGAATCGACAGATGAACCTAAATTGTCATTATCCACAACATCATTAGAAGAACCTTATTTTGAAACTTCCGATGGTTATAAGTGGAAATATCTCTATACAATCTCCGCACAACAGAAACAGAGATTTATGGATGCGAACTGGATGCCAGTTTATACCAATAAATTCGTATCATCTTCTGCTGTTCCGGGCGGTATCGATATTGTTAATATTACGAATTCAGGAAATAATTATACGGACGGTACATCACAAGATATCATAACTGTGACTGGTGATGGATCTGGTGCAGTATTGAAGGCAAATGTATCATCCGGTCACATACAAAATATTGTAATACAAGACAGAGGCACAAATTATACTAAGGCGACAATCACAATTCAAGATGTGCAAGGTGGAACAGGTACTTCTGGTGCAGCTGAAGTTGTAATTTCACCAATTTTAGGACATGGTTTTGAACCGGTTTATGAATTGGATGCAAGCAACGTTATGTTCAATATTGATTTTGATGGTAATGAAGATGGATTTTTCCCAACGGAGAATGATTACCGTGAAGCGTTTGTTGTCATGAATCCTTATGAGTATGGAACAACAACTTTAGCATCGAATGATCACTATCAGTTATACTCTAAAATTAAGACATCTCCCGGTATTGGTGATTTCAATGCGGATGAAACAATATTTCAGGGTACGACATATGATAGTGCGACATTTACCGCAGACGTAATTTCATTTGATAGTGTATCCAATATTTTATATGTTAATAACACTTCAGGAACATTACAACTTAACCAAGCAATTAAAGGTGTTACATCTGGTGCAATTAGAGTCGCAACAATAGTGACAAATCCAACACTAAAATTATTCTCTGGAAAGGTCTTATACATATCAGATAAGATGCCAGTTTCAAGAGATGTTAATCAAACAGACAGAATCAGATTAGTCTTAAGTTTTTAAGAGTATCGAGGAATAAATGACAACAACATTCAACTACGACCCATATTACGATGATTTCGACGAAGACAAGAATTTCATGCGCGTCTTGTTTCGTCCGGGCTATGCCGTTCAAGCACGCGAATTAACGCAGTTACAAACAATTCTCACCTCACAGATTGAGAAATTAGGAAATCACATATTCAAAAGTGGTAGTCCTATCGTCGGTGGCAAGGTTATGTTGGATGATAGAGCCTTCTATTTGGTTCTTAATAGTCAATATTCTAACCAAGATATTGTTCCTGATGATTTTCTTGATAGAACAATTATTAGTTATAATAGTACAAAATCTGTACGCGCAAAAGTTATTGCTGTTGACACCACATCTGAGAAACCTATTCTTGTATTGAAATATTTGAGTGGTGAACAATTCTCAGAAAGTGATGAGTTAAAGGTTAATGGTGCCAATATTTTTGCACAAGTTGCTCCAACAAATGCTGTTGGACGTTCATATGTGGCATCAATACAAGAAGGTGTATACTATTTCAAAGGACAATTTGTTAAAGTTGTTCCACAATTTCTTGTTCTGGAACTATTCTATAAAATCGGTTATAATGCTGCGACAGTGAATGTCGAACCTTCATATAAGATTGGTATAGAATTTGACACAAACATTATTGATGAAATTGATGATGTGTCACTGCTTGATCCTGCTCAAGGTGCATTCAATTATCAAGCACCCGGTGCAACTCGATATCAAGTTGCAACTAGACTCTCAAAGAGAACGCTCGATTCTGATGACGAATCTTCTTTCTTTGAAGTTATTCGTTTAGTTAATGGTGTTAAAACAAAAGAGATTGATTATCCAATCTATTCTGAAATTGAGAAAACTCTTGCTCGCAGAACATATGATGAATCTGGTAACTATACAGTTGATCCATTCGTTCTTGCTTTAGAAGAGGGTGACTCTGCTAACGGTAAATTCAATGTCGTGTTGGATCCAGGTAAAGCGTATGTTGGTGGTTATGAATTCCAGACTATTGCTCCAACTACAATTGAATTGAATAGGTCTCGCGCAACATCGAACACATCTGATTTCAGTATTCCGACAAACTATACTAGTTATATTGTATTGGACACAATCGTAGGTTCTCTAGATATTTCTACATTTCCAAAATTGGATTTACATTGTGTAGAAGGCAGTCGCGTTAATGTACAAACAACCGCAGCATACAACTCAACCAAAATTGGTACAGTTCGTGCTGATATGATGAAATATAATGACGCTACTGATGTGAATATTGGAAACACACATTCATTCATACTGAATGTGTTTGAACCTATTTCTGCTCCAATTACAGGAACTATACCATCATCCGGTTCTACCTCTAATGTGATTAAATTGCCTGCTGATTTTTCTTCTATAGCAGGACAAAATGCCTATGCAGGAATGTACTTCACACTAACAGATAATTCTGGATTGGGTAGAATTCTGATTACAGAATCTAATGCTGGTGTTAACACAATTACTCTACAAGAGTCTCTACCATTTACACCAGCATCCAACACCTTTGCAATAGAAACAAATTTTGCAACGGTAGAAAGTGTAATCAATCGTTCTGGACAATCCATATTGTTCTCCGGTAACATTAATAGTGATTCTAAAGATTCCGCTAATAATTCCTTTATCACAGAACCTAATAGAAGTGGGTTGATATTCGATCTTCCATTTGAAGCCATTAAAGAGGGTACTATTACAGACTATGATTTCTATGCTCGTAAAGTTTATTCAGGAACATCGAGTGGTGGAAAGATTACTATTGGTAGAACAGGTACAGATACATTCCCGTATGGCACATCAAGTATGTCAGATTCGGTTATACTTGACAACATTATCTGTTTCATTAAATCTGGTGCCAATTCGCAATTTGGTATTGCACCAAATACAGTATTGAGTTTGGCGAATTCAAACTTTTCTGTCACTGCGACATCCACATCTATCGAAATTGATTTCAATACTCCGATTGGTGATGTGATAACTGCCGATTTTATCATTACAACTAAAATCAATGACGCTGAAAATGGGTCTAGTGGTGCTATTCGTCGCAAACAAATGGTTCCGGATAATACTAATGTAAATTTACATGCTAAAGTTCCATATGAATTAGATCCAACTGGAGACACATTAGATCCTGCTAACTCATCAACAAAAACTGCATTCACTGGAGGATATGTTTTCAATGACATCGGATCCACAGTTTTTAATACCTCAGCAATTCTTAAAGAACTTAGAACGCCAGGTAAAACAGTAAGTTTACAGGTTCCCGATGTTTATGAAATTGTTAAGATCGTAGATTCCAAATCACCGACACAAAGCGTTACAACTGCTATGTTGAACGACAAGTCATATGAAGTTACTTCATATTATGAGTTCGATAACGGCCAAAGAAAAACTCACTACGATCATGCTACAATTAAACTGAAACGTAATTATAGTTCACCTCAAGGACAAATTTATGTTCAGTACAGATACAAGAAACATATATCGGCACCATCACCACAAAATAAAGGACTGTTCACTGTAGATTCGTATGTAGAACCATATTCTACCGATTCTAATATGACATATGGTGACATTTCGGTGTTCGTTGACAAAGATGATAATAAAACATACGAACTGAGATCGTCTTTTGACTTCAGACCTACAAGAGGTATCGCCAGCGACACACTTTCTGGTGCAGTCAATGTTGATCCCGACTTGGTTGGACAATCATCTTTCGAATATTACCTTTCTCGTATTGATAATATCGTTGTCAAACCGTCTAAAGAATTTTCTGTAGTTGAAGGTAAATCTGCTGTTGAACCTATACCACCAACGATTGGTGATAGTGATATGTTGATTCACACTCTGAGTTTGCCAGCATATACAGAATCTGTTAAAGATATTCGTGTTGATTATAAGAATAATCGTCGATACACGATGCGAGATATTGGTATATTCGAAAATAGAATTAAACAATTGGAATATTATGTCTCTCTGAATAGTTTGGAGAAAGACGCTTCTACAGTTCGCATTTTGGATAATAATGGACTGGAACGATCTAAGTATGGTATTCTTGTTGATAACTTTAGCAGTACTGTTGCTCAGGCATCATATGGTGATGTTGGATATGACAATCGTAATTTGATTGAAGAAAATGAATTGAAACCAGCATCACTGATGAGAACATTCAAGATGAATGTTATATCCAATGCATGTTCTGGATCATTCAACATCGTAGGTAAAGGCGAGAAAAAATTATTGATGTTGGATTACACAACTAAAGAATTTGCAAGTCAAAAGTTTGCTACGAAATCTATAGCAATTGCAGGTGCATTGTTTGCAAACTTTAACGGTTCAATGAAATTGTATCCAGAATATTCTGCTGATGTTGATACCGATGTTACTGCAAGAGTCACTTTAAACTCTTTGCAAGGTCTTGATAGTGCCTTTGCATTTATCAACGATGCATTTAAGTACATTGCAGATCAAGAAGGTTTGTGGTCTACTGATAAAGATAGTCCTTTCGCCAAAGTCGCAACCACTTCTTGGTATACAACAAAAACTGATACGGCTCGTAGAATAGTTTCTACTGGTAATAGAAGTTCGGATGTATTGTTTACCACATCCGAAACCAGTATGACAACATCGTATGATTACAAACAAAAATCAATATCGACTTCTTCATCACAAGTCGAAGTAGGTTCTTTTGTTACAGATTTAGCGATTCAACCGTATATTAAACCAAGAAATATTATTTTCAGTTCCGTTGGTCTTCGTCCAAATACACTTTTCTATCATTTCTTCGATGGACAAGATATCAATAACTTGGTGGAAGTGCCTAACAAGGTTACATTGAATGTTTCAAGTTCAGCATTTAATGCGGGTGAAATTTGTTTGATTGCAGGAACCACAGGTGATCTTTCTGCCAATTTATCGTCATACCTTTCAGGAGGAAATAATTTTGTAACTGTAGCTATAACATCGACTGTAAGTAATTCAAATTCTGTGATGATGATTAATGAGTCTGGATTACCTCTTGCCAATAAGTATATGATTGGTTTAGATAATTTAAACGTTGCAGTTATTAGTACAGTTGATGAACATCGTTCTGGACAAACAAGAAGTATAAATTCCACAACGATTACACTAGCATCAGATGCTCCATCTGTTAATATTAGTGGAAATACGATTTATCTTGTACACTCGACAGATAGTGTTGCTGGTTTCGGCGATTCGTATAATATTGTGGATTACAATGTGACAACAAAGGCTGTTACGGTCGAAGGTAATATCACCGCAAATACATCAAAACAATACATATATTCTATCGGCCAAAATCGTTCCGATCAATTTGGTCAAGTGTCTGGTGTGTTCTATATTCCTTCTGCAACATTCCGTTCAGGAGAACGAACTCTACGTGTGACTGGATCCTTCAATAATACCTTTGATAAGGATAATATTTCTTTTGCAGATAAAACTTATGTTTCTTCTGGATTATCTGTAAGTAAAACTGAACTTGTAGATACAGTTTACAACGTTGATTTTGATGCTAAGATTGTGGGAGGAACCACAGAAACTAAATTGGTAAATCGTGAAACGACTAGCACCGTATTGAGTTCGCGGAGGACCACAAATACCGCAAATTTAGGTAGTGGGGGTGATCGTGATCCTCTGGCTCAGACATTTTATGTTGATCCACAAGTTTATCCTAATGGCACATTCATATCAGATGTAGACCTATACTTCAGAGCTAAAGACGATGATAATTTACCTGTAACCATACAGATTCGTCCTACAGTTAATGGTGCTCCCTCATCAGATTTTTGGTATCCTGAATCTGTAGTTACTAAGTATCCAGATCAAATTGTTACTTCTGATAATCCAGACGTAACAACACCAACACATACTAATTTCGCATTCGATACTCCAGTATTTTTGAAACCTGGATTATATGCGGTTGTCATACTTACTAGTTCTCCAGATTACACGGTTTGGATTGCAGAGAAAGGTGCGACAACAACTAAGAATGAATTTGTTGGTGTTAACCCGTATGTTGGAACTCTGTATAGATCACAGAATGCAATGGAATATGTACCTTCAATTAATGAGGATCTTATGTTCCGAATTAATCGTTGTTCATTCAGTAACAGTCCTGCGACATTCTCAGTGCAAAACCAGACACAATCTGTCAAGTATGCAATTGATAAATTCCGTCTGATTGATACCGAAATCAATCCGTTATCAGATGCGCCAATAACCTGCAACTTCTCAATCATATCAAAACAATATGATGGATCTAAAGAAACTGCATATAGAGGAATAACAACTCATACGACTTATTCTATGGGCAGTGATGTCACATATTCAGTTGGCAACCGTCGAAAAGAGTTGAAGGATCAAGGAGATTTCACCGTTCAAATTGAAATGCAATCTTCTGATGATGCAATTACTCCTGTGGTTTCTACTGAATCTCTTTATCTTAATGCTTGGGAAAACTTTGTTGATGATGCAACATTGAGAGAAGATAATTTCAATATCATTGAACCAGGTTCAGGTTATACAAACGCGAATACTATTATAGTTAATTCTTCTAATGGTACTGGTGCAAATGTTAGAATGAATGTTGATGCCAATGGTAATGTGGTTAGTATCAATGTGATCTCTGGTGGAACAAATTACACTGACGATTTCACAATCACATACGATGACACTTCCACTTGGGCAGGAATATCTGCTAACGCAGTGATTACTTTGAATAGTGAGTACGATTCGTCTGGTGGACCATGTGATGCAAGATACATTACTAAACCAATTGTACTTGCAGATGGATTTGATGCTGGCGATCTCCGTGTGTTCTTGTCTGCGAACAAACCTGGAAATTCAGAGATTCATGTATTCTATAAAATACTGTCTGTTTCTGATGGTACTAATTTCAAAGACAGACCTTATATGAAAATGGAATGTTTCAATCCAACAAACACTCCTTCATTGACAGAGTATGACTATAGAGAATATGAGTACCGTCCATCTCTGTTCACAAATGCAATTACATATACCAATGATGATGGTGCAACTTTTGATTCCTTCAAAACATTTGCAATTAAAATTGTTATGACATCTACAGACCCTGCTGTAGTTCCGAAGGTAAAAGATTTGCGTATCATTGCTCTTCCTGCGGAGTAATAAATGGCACTACTAAAAGTAGAAGGTGGACAGTTCGTGAAAAACACAGATAACGC